TAAAGACCATTTAGAACAAAATATATTAAATATCCCGGTAGTATTTGAACAGCCTGCTCAAAAGCCAAGTCAGTATATTCTGATTGAAAAAACAGGATCAGGCCGTGAAAACTACATTAACATGGCTACACTAGCAATTCAATCATGTGCTTCAACCTTAAATGATGCACTTCTTTTGAATGAGCAAGTTAAAAATACCATGTTCAACCTAATCATAAATAACAAGGTGTCCAGATGCGCCTTGGATAGTGATTACAACTTCACAGATGACACAACAAAAACATATCGTTACCAAGCGGTATTCGATATTACATATTTTGATTAAACAAGGAGGAAAAAGAGATGGCTAATACTTCCAATGTCGGAACAGGTAAGCCGAAAATTGGTGGTGCAATATATGCTGCTGCAAAGGGCACTACTCTTCCTACCGATGCTATTACTACCCTTGATGGAGCATTCAAGGGCCTTGGTTATGTATCAGAGGATGGTTTGGTTAATACCAACACAGCATCTACCGAACAGGTTAAGGCTTGGGGTGGTGATGTAGTTCTCACACCTTCAACAGAAAAGGAAGATACATTTACATTCACTCTTATTGAGATATTGAATGTGGATGTTCTTAAGTTTGTTTATGGTGATGCAAATGTTAGTGGTGCAATTGAAACAGGCATTACTATTGCAGCAAATAACTCAGAGGCTCAGGAAAGAGTTATTGCCATTGATATGGTGATTAACAATGCTCTTAAGAGAATTGTGATTCCCAAGGGTAAAGTTACAAGCATTGGTGACATAGAGTATGTAGATGGTTCACCTGTTGGATATCCTGTTACACTGACAGCATTCCCGGATGGTGCCGGAAATACACACTATGAGTATGTTATCAATGATCCTAACATACCTTCAGGCTGATAATAATAAGGAGGATAAGTGAGAATGGATAAAGAAAAAGTTGTATTATCTGATGGCTATGAGGTTGAAGTGGATAAGGAATACCTTGATGATTGGGATTTCTTAGAAACACTGACAAGGATTGATAAGGGAGAATCAGGCTTGATAGTTGACGTTCTCCCTTTGATGCTTGGTGCTAAACAGTTTGAAGCTCTTAAGAAGCATTACAGAGATAAAAACGGCAAACTTAAAGCGACCAAGATGATTGAAGTCATGGGAGAGATAATAGAAGGTTCTAAGAGCTTAAAAAACTTTTCTACCTCATCAGAATGATAAACACTGATGAGGATGCTTTGATTTGCGATCTTGCAGAAACATATCATATATTCAACATGAGAGAGCTGTCACCATTAAAGGTGGCAGTTTTTTCATGCGGTTTGCGAGATACTTCAAGGATAAAAGTGTTGATGTCAGATGCAGAGGTTGATATCACACATTTGTTGCTTGCAACATGTGCGGATTATCTTGGTTTATTGGTTTGGATGCAAACAGAAAACGGACATAAAAACGTAAATAGGCCTGCATCTTTAACCAAGCTTTTTATAAAATCTGATGACAAAGCCAAATCCAATGTAATAGGGTTTGACACTCCAGAAGAATTTGAAAAATACCGAGAATCGGTGATTAAGAGGATTAAACAATGTCAACAATAGCAACAGCTTATGTTCAAGTATTACCATCAACCAAAGGAATGAAAAGTGAGCTTACGGGTGAGCTTAGTGGTGTAGGTACTGAAGCAGGCAATAATATTGGTAACAATATTACATCATCTTTAACTTCTAAGTTTAAAAATGTTGGCACATTTGTGGCAGTAGGTGCTGCCATTGGTGCGGCTATTGCTAAAGGTGCGGCAGCCGCCGTAAAGGAAGGCGCAGGCCTTGAACAGGCTATTGGTGGAGTTGAAACTTTATTTAAAGACTCATCAAAAGAAGTTTTTAAAAATGCACAGAATGCATATAAAACATCTGGATTATCGGCAAAAGAATATATGCAGAATGTAACAGGTTTTTCTGCTTCTCTTTTGCAGAGTTTGGGTGGTGATACTAATAAGGCCGCCAAAGTTGCAGATATGGCAATGATTGATATGTCAGACAATGCCAATAAAATGGGTACAGACATGGGAGCCATTCAGAATGCATATCAGGGATTTGCAAAACAGAATTACACCATGCTTGATAACTTGAAGCTTGGATATGGTGGCACTAAACAGGAAATGCAGAGGCTTTTGCAAGATGCACAAAAGTTTAGTGGTGTTAAGTATGACATTAGCAATCTTTCTGACGTATATTCTGCAATACATGCTGTTCAGGAAGAGTTAGGTATAACAGGCACCACGGCAGAAGAAGCAGCATCAACTATCAGTGGTTCATTTAGTGCAGTACGAGCATCCTTATCAAATGTGCTTGGTGGATTATCCGGGCAAATTGATTTGGGGCAAGCATTGGAGGGCCTTGGTTCAAGCTTTAGCACGTTTTTTAATGATAATTTAGTGCCAATGTTATCTGATGTATTTAAAAATTTCCCCGACCTTATAGCAGGCTTGTTTAATGATGGATTTTCGACAGGAATTTCAGACGCAACAGGCAGTATTGTTGGTTTGATTGCCACTTTGGCAATGTCTATTATTGAAACTTTGGGAAGTCTGCTAATTTTGGCTCCTGTTATTGGTCTGTCAGTGGTAAAGGGTGTAATCGATGCCATTCCTGATGCTGTTGCTGCCATTACTGAAATGTGCCAAGAAATGGCAGAACAACTTCCGCAGATGGCAGGTTATTTTGCAAAGGCCATGCCAGAGCTGATTATGGGAATTATTACAGGTTTAATAAAAGCAATTCCTTCAATTTTATCGGCATCTGCACAGATCGGAATTGCCATTATTCAAGGTATATCTGAGGCAATATATCAGGGAATCCAAACTTTGCCTGAAACATTTGCGACCATAGGTGAATTTTTGTCTGGTATTGGTCAATCAATATCGGTTTCATTTGGGTCAGCATTCCAAAGTCTAGGTGAAGTTATTGCGCCTGCGGTTGATAAAATAAAGGGTACTTTTGGCGGAATAGCGACATCTGCGGCTAATGCAGTAAATGCTATGCTAGGAACATTTAGTGCAGTTGCTAACTTGATAAGCGCTGTAATGGCACCTGTTGTGGGAAAAGTCAAGAGCATATTTACACAGGCAGCCGCCGCAATGAAATCTGCGTTTAGTGGTATTGAGGGTTTTTTCACATCTCTTGCAAACAGGATAGCAGGTGCAGTAGGTACTGCTGTTGCTAAATTCCGTGAAATTGGTCAAAGAATAGTTGAAAACATAAAAGCAGGCTTTGAAGGCGCTTGGGATAAATTGGTCAGCTCAGTGCGTGAAAAACTTGATAAGCTTGCCAATATGTTTAATGGTATCACTGAAAAAGTCAATAATGTAACCGACAAAATCAACAGCAAAACGCAAAGCACAACAAATAGTGCGCAGAAATTAAGTAATTCCGTTCAAAGTGTTCAAGCACATGCAGTAAATAGCGGAGTTAGGGCATATTCTGTTGGCGCTAGTATCCAAAGTTATCAGGCGGCACCACAGCAGATAAATGTAATCTTAAGCGGTTCAGCCAAGAACGTATTTGATTCTGTAAGAGTTGAAAACAACAAGATGGTAACAGCCACAGGATATAAGGCATTGGCATAGGAGATAAGTCATGGCAAGAACAGATACAGTATTCAAGGTTAATAACATTGATTTTTCGGATCATGTTATAGCCGGAACATATGATGTTGGTGAAGAAGCAATATATACACAATGGCAAGATGCAAATGGAAGGAATCACCGGGATGAATATCGAAAGCAGTTGAAAGGCTCTTTTGATATGTTCTTCCCCACAGTTGATGATTTTGAGGTTTTTAATCAGGCTTATAAAGCTGTCAGAGGTTCAACAGGCCTAACTTCTGTTGTGATCCGCAATAACAGTACCAACAATCTTGAGAGTAAAGATGTTTACTTGTCATTTTCTCCTACTCGCAACAGGCGAGATGATTGGGAGGATTATTACGAACAGTTTACTGTTGATGTTCTTGAGTGGTAGGTGAGAATATGCTGAATGTTCCAGAGGAAATAAAAGAGTTATTTCATCAAGATACATGTTACAAAAACATCCGCATCCATTTTCCAAATGGTGAGCGCTCTGATATATGCAATGACCTTATTGTGAAGGATTCGGTTAGTTTTAAGGAATCATTATGTTCACAGAACACATTGAAATTTGGTTTGTGTGAGGCTCCTGTTTTTGAATGTGAAACAGTTGGAGTTGGAAACATTAAAAAAGCACTAATAGAAGTTAGTTGTGAAATCGAATGCGATCCGACAATTGAGGATGCAGTTTGGAAAGTCGATTTGCAAAAATATGTCTATTCTGTACCTTATGGTACATTTGTTGTTGATTCTTGCAAAAGACAATCTGATATGCAACACAGGAAAATAATTGCTTATGGGGGATTAGCATATAAAGATTGGGATGTATGTGAGTTTGAAAAGCATAAGCCAAGCCGTTCAACAACTTACAAACCATTATTGGCCTTTTTTCTTGCAAGTAATGATTTTGACATACTTAGCGATTATGTTGATGAAGTTGTGCAGCCATGGACAGCTTCTGGGTCAAGTTATCCGGCAACATATGAAATTACTCGTGGCTATTGGCCGCCGGGTACAGAATATTATGTATCAATAGAAATTAAGGAAGGCTACTATATTTTATGGTCAAAATATGATGGTTTTTCAAATGTTGATAAAAACAAAATATTTAGGGTAGATGCTGACTTTTTATATGATAAAGATATGGAAAAAGAGATAAATGATTTGCTTTCTCCATATCCATTGCTTAAAGATGAAATATTCTTAGTTCACGATTGCTTAAAAAATGGTTTTTTTCAAATGGTGGACAAAGTAGATTCTCAAATAAATATAGCTACAAAGTTACCAAACGTATCAAGAAAAAACATATATCCATATGCGGAAAACTTTTATAGGTCTGGAAGTAGGGAAGGCCAAGCAATATATCGTATTCCTAAAAGGGTTAGGGTTAATATATGGCATCAATTTGGTCAGTGGTACGTCATTGATTACAAAGATTTTACTATAATAAATGGTACACCTGTTTTATATCAAAGAACATTTAAGCAAGAGTATTCTTATTTAGAATCTCTTGTTATTACTGTTCCATCACCTTCACGAATGCCATCATATCCATCTATAACTTGGTATAGTCCAGAGTATAAGGATATAAGTGTTCAAACACTTGCAAACGCATACGCAGAATTATTAGGGTGTTTTGCTTTTATTAAAGGTGACAAAGTTGAATTATTAAATATAAAACGTCAATTTGGTTTGACTCCGGGTGACACGTTATATCCGGGAACAAATGTATATCCAGAAGGTGTCACAGGTGGCAAACTTCTTACAGAAGATTATCAAACTTGTTGGTATGATGATGATTACACTAAGCCATATGGGTTAGTTGAGTGTGAATATAAAAAATCAAATAACGAAACGATTCTATACAGATTGTTTTTAGATGGTTTTGATGAGAATACTGATCCTGACTCATATCAAACATATTCATTATCAAATAATGAAATAATTAAAAACAATGTATGGACAGATGCACAGATAGAATCAATTTGCGAAACCATTGCCAACAACATAAGCGGAGTCACTTACATGCCTGTTGACTTTAGGGGCCGGGGCCTGCCGTATGTTGAAGCAGGTGACACGTTTGAGATTTTGACAAAGAGCAATGATTCAATCACAACAATAGTGTTAAACCGCACGATCACAGGCGAACAGACACTTGTTGATACATACCAATCAGTATAGGAGGGATAATATGGCTTTAGCTTACACAGCACCAACATGGGTCGATGGCTCTGGTGAAGGCTTGTCTGCATCCAATCTTCAGGCAATATCGAATTGTATTGAGGGATTGGTTCAGGGTTCTGACAAGGCTATACACAACATTGCCATTAACAATGGTGTGATGACAATTACTTATGTGGATGGCACTATTGACACGGATATTGCCGTTGGTATGAAGGGTATATCTAACATTGCCAAGACATCAACAGTTGGGAATGTTGACACTTATACAGTGACATACACGGATGGCAGCACATTTACATTTACGATTACAAATGGTCGAGATGGTGCGATTCAGTACACGGCAGGTGAGGGTATTACTATTTCTGATGATAATGTTATTTCGGCAAATAGCATTGATGGTTCTACCGCAACACCAACAGATGACATCGGTACATGGCTAAAGTGTGCAAATCTGCATCAGGAATATACCACTCTTGCAGATGTGCTTGCTGACACGGCAGTTCTTGAAGCCTTAATGAGCAGTACAAATGCGGCTGATTACTTGGTAAGGTCAACCACATGGGCGAGTAGTATAGTAGCCGATGAAATGGCTATGGCTTATATCGGTGCAAATAATTACTGTTCAGAGATATTGCTTGCGGATAGTACATGGAGAACGGCTATATGTGGTTCGGCATACTTTGAAGGTGTGCTGAATGTAAAAGTGCCGCCTATGACGGGTTATACTACTCCGTCGGGCGAAGTAAGAGCAAAGAGCGAATATTATCCTGCTTGGAGGGCGTTTAATGAAACATTATCCGCTTATTGGGGAAGTGCTGACGGTACAGAACCTTCTGCGGGACAATGGATAGAATATAAATTTACACAAGCTGTAAAGATATATAAGGTTAAGTTACAAAATTCAGCCCCTATTTATGCTGTTAAAACATTTAAAATTCAAGGTTCTAATGATGGTACAAATTATATAGATATAACAGGCAACATTACTAATAAAGAGCAGACAACACTTGGCGCAATTACCTACTATGAAATAGCACCAAGTGAAGCATATCAGTATTATAGATTTTATGTTGTAGCGGGTAAATATAGCACTTATGTATCAATATTAGATATTCAATTCTACGGACGTTCCGACAAACCTATCGGAAATGATGACACTGTAGATACCAATGCTAATATATCTGCCATAGCACCAAACGAACCAAACGCAACATCCTCACAGGTATATGCGGCAGGAGAACATTTCTATAAAGATGGAAAGTTCTGTACCGCAAAAGCCGCTATTGCGAGTGGGGCAACATTTACCTTGGGTACTAATTATACTGAGGGTACGGTTGCGGATGACACAATATATTATGTGGATGTTTCAGTTGCAGGGCAAGCAATAACATCATATTCAAATGACTTGCAGATTTATTATGGCAGTAAAGGCATAGACGGACTGCCTGCTAATGCTTATGGTGTTGGTTGGTGTTGGGCTAAAAATAGATATTGGGATGCTGTTAATATTGTTTTGGTAAATGATGATGATGCTCCATATATTACGTTAGGCTTTTTCCATCCATCGTCATATACAATACGAAATAGACAAGAAATGGTTATCAGAGTATTTTACAAAATCATAAATTATTAGAAAGGAGAAGTTAAATGGGAAAATTATTTGTAGTACAGACGGTTAACGGGAGCATGACAATCGTATCGGAATGGAGAGATAACGAGAATGGAGCAAAGCAGGCATTCCATAATCAGTGCCGTTTGCTTTACTCAGATGCGGCAACAACAAGCGCATATGTCGCTATCCTTGACGAACAGCTTGACGTATATCAGGGATTTAAGGAATTTGTAAACAAGGTTCAGCCTGAGTCATAACAATAAAAAACAAGAGTAGGCACATCCAAGCGGTGTGTCTACTTTTTATAAGGAGAAGCTATGGAAGATTTTGTCACGAAAGAAGTGCATGAGGAATTTGTTAAAAGAATGGAAGAAGAAGATAAACGGCAGAACAAGCGCATTGAGATTATAGAAGAAAAGCAATCTCAGATTTCCGAGTTGGTTACATCTGTTAAGGTTCTGGCGGCAAATGTTGAGAACATAGCAAAGGAAATCAACGAACAGGGCATCCGGCTAAAAGAGATTGAGGGCAAGCCGGGTAAACGATGGGAACAGCTTGTTGGATATATTCTGTCTGCGGTTGTTACGGCTGTTATTGCGTATTTTCTGACGAGGTAAAGCCTATGTTGAGGGGTTTATTTGGAGCGGTTTTAATTCTTGTTGGCATTTTCGTTGTGTACTATCTTAGCTTGTTGATGCTTTACGGCTTAATTATGTTAGGGGGGCATATTCCTTTATGAGCATATTATTTACTTTAGTTGGAGCATTTGCATGGTGCGGTATTGTTTACCTGATAATGAAGTGGTTTGGATATTGCACCAAAGATGATGATGAAGAATAGGAGGGAAATTATGAAAGACAAAACATTATCACCATCACTCTATACATGGCTTAAGTGGATTTGCATTATTGTTCTGCCTGCATTGTCAACACTCATAGTTGTGTGTTCAAACATATGGGGATGGGGTGACATTGGCGAAAGAGTGGCACAGACGATCACGGCAGTTGCAACCTTCTTGGGTACGATCCTGTGTATCAGCAATTACAATTACTATAAGAAAGAGGACAAGGCATGAAGGGCATAGATATAGCAAAATGGAATCCTGTGTCCAATTATGCTCTTGTTGCATCCCAAGTGGATTTTGCTGTTCTGAAGATAATCAATAAGCAGAACAATGAAGATGGTTTATTTGCCACTCACCTTAATGGATGCAGGGCAAACAATATATCTTTATTTGGTGTTTACAATTATTCTTATGCGACATCCACAGCAAAGGCTGTTACCGATGCACAGGCGGTCATCAATGTCCTGAAGAAACACAATCTGAACACAATAGTTTGGATGGATGTTGAGGAAGAAATCATTGCGAAACAGCTTGGCAAGAAGTTATTGGATGTCATTTATGCTTATAAGAACACCATTGAATCGGCAGGGTACAAGTTCGGTGTTTATACAGGTTTGGCATATTACAATTCGCATATCAAACCTTATCTGACAATCCCGGACATTCCGATGTGGATCGCAAGGTATCCGTCATCTTCACCGATGACCATTGTGCAGAATCCGAATGAGGCCAAGAAGCCGATTGTTCCGAATATCGTGGCATGGCAATATTCAAGCAAAGGTCAGATAAACGGCATCAAGGGTAATGTTGACCTTGATATTTCGTATGTTACCTATGATGAGCTGATGGAATACCATACATCTGATAATGTTAATGCAAAGCCAATACTTAAAAAGGGATCAAGGGGCGAATATGTCAGATCATGGCAGATTTATCTTAACCTTCATGGCTATTCCTGTGGAGTATCGGATGGGATTTTCGGCTCCAAAACGGAAAAAGCGGTTAAAGCCTATCAGAGAGATAGGGGCCTTGTGCCTGATGGTATTATAGGGCCGAAAACTTGGGCAACAATATAATTATATTGTTCATATACTTTCCTTTCAAGGGGGCAGGCATCCTTAGTGGTGTCTGCTTCTTTTTTTATGCCTAAAAATATTTTTTAACTTTTTTCAATATAGGTGTTGACATATATAATATATAGGTGTATACTTATATCAGAAACAAGGAAATACAACAAAACAGGAGGACAAAAACATGACAGAGCAGAGGATATACGAATTAGCATGGAATCAGCAGATAATGATTTGGGGTAAAGAACATGAGATGCTTGAAAAGATGCCTGACAATGAGCTTACTCAGATGAGAGAAGCAAACGCAAAGGCGGCCTTAAGAGAAATCGAGGCGATAATGAAGGAAAAAGGATTCTACTAAAAACAACAAGCCGAGTGGTGGCGGCAGACCACCACAGAGATCAGGAGGAAAGCAATATGGCACAGGTAAAAGCAAAGAAAATCGAATCTTACAGAGATAAATACTTCACAACAATCGTATACGAATACAGAGGATGCAAATACGAAGTAACATACGCAAATGGATGGCAGGTCTGCTGTTCTCCGGCATGGGTTCAGCATAGAGATGCACAGGCAGAGATAGATGAAATGATAGACAATCCGAAGCCGATGCCTAAGAAGTCAGGAAAAACCGCAATGGAAGAGATGGATGAGCTTTGGGAAATGATGGGATGGTAAGGAAGGAGGAACAGATATGAAGAAAAACTACGAGGAAAAAAGAAGAATTTTAGAGGAGGCAAATCAGGCAAAGGATAGGCTTGCAGACATTGCTTATAAACTTGAAGAAGCAGGTTTCCACAGAAAAGCACAATCAGCAATGAGATTGGTTTACGAAATTGAAGCATGGCAGAATAGAGATTAAGGAGGATTTGATATGAAAAACACAATGACATACATTGAAATGAAGCAAGCAGTTATCAATGCATATGCAAATTTTTACTCTTCCCGGTTGAGGGAATTGGAACAGATGGACAAGGGGATGTTTGATGATATAATTAAGGAGCTTGAGGATGTAATGGGTATTACACTTAAAAGATTTTGGGAGGTTTAGGATATGACCACAGAAGCACAGAAGAGAGCGCAGAAAAAGTACGATGAAGCCAACAAGGACAAGTTTCGAATGATCCACCTGAAACTCAACAGGGAAACGGATGCAGACATCATACAAAAATTGGAATCAGTAGAAGGCATACAAACATACATCAAGCAGTTGATTAGGGCCGACCTTTAAGGTTGGCTCTTTTTTTTGTTCCATTTCTGAAACTTCATATATGAAACTATTTTTTTTCATATAAGTGGTTCAAATTCATGGTGAGAGGAGCAATTCAATGGATATTATAAAGCTATTTCGCAAGGTATTAGAGAGCGAAGAAGTACAAGGCATTCCTCTTATATATGTAATCTTGGTCTTTAACAGCATCATCGAGGCCATCAATACCGGGGAATGTTTTTACACAAATGAATAAAGGAGGAAAACAATGTCTTATTACCCACCAATGCAATCACCATTCATGATGCAGATGCCACAGGTAATGCCGCAGGTGCCTACACAGACACAGAGTATTCAGTATGTTAATGACAAGGCAAGCGCTGAAGCTTACCAGATGCCTGCCAATTCAAGTGTGATCCTGATGGATACCAATTTGCCGAGGTTTTATATGAAACAGACCGATGCGAGTGGAGTGGCAACCATCAAATCCTTTGATTTTAAGGAAACGGAAAAGGAAAAGCCTGTTGAGTATGTCACCAAGGCTGAATTTGAAGCTTATAAGGCAAAGATGAAGGGAGGCCGACATGAATCCAATACTTCAGATGCTGACAGGAAATAATGGCGCATCCAATATTATGATGCAGGCATTCGGAGCCATGATGCGTGGCGAGAGTCCAACAGACTTCCTTAAGAATCTTGCCAAAACAGAGCCAAAGCTTCAGGGCCTTAACCTTGACGATCTGGAGGCAACAGCAAAGGCTGAATGTGAAAAACGCAATGTGGACATGAACAATTTGCGGTCACAGATTGAGGAATTTGCAAATTCAAATAAATAATCTTAAGAAAGGAGAAACACTATGGGAGAATCATCGAATTGGGGAGGATGGATCTTTGCCTTCCTTATCGTGGCTGTTATCTTCGGATGGGGTGGATTCGGTGGTGGTAATGCTGTTGCCGCCGGATATGCTACCACTCAGGATGTCACAAACGCAATAGCAGCACAGACGAGTGCGCTCAATCAGCAGAGCCTTTTACTTTCATCTGCCAATAATAATTATGAAACCGCAAGGCTCATTGATAACCAGAGCATGAACATGATGAATCAGAACAACACCAACCTGCTTGCTGCTATAAACGGATTCAATGCCGTAACGCAGAACATGGCAAATGGCTTCAATTCTGTTAATCAGAACATTGCCGATCTTGGCTATAAGATGGAATCATGTTGCTGTTCAATCAAGACACTTATCCTTAAAAACAGGCTTCAGGATGCTCAGATTGCGCTGTCAAACGCACAGAATGTTGCGGTTAATGCAGAACAGAGTCAGTACCTGCTTTCACAGCTTGGTTCATTCGTTCCTAAAACCGCACCTGCTGCCTATACGGCAACCAAGTGAGGTATAGGCTATGACCAAGATCAAAAAATATGTCGAGGACATTGCCGATGAATTGCACGGCTCCAAGTGCTACATGGAAAAAGCCTTAGAATACAAAGCAATGGGAAATGGCGAGAGGTACAATAAGTACAAAGAAATGTCCATTCAGGAGCTTAATCATGCCATGAATTTGCATGATATGACGGTACAGGATATAGAACAGCTTAAGTCTGTTTACCCGGATATACCGCAAAAGATGATGGACGCATGGGAAAAGTCGCACACAGACTTTGTAGAAAAGGCAGCTTGGATTCGACAAATGCAGGCAATGTAATTCGGAGGGGCACATCGTTATGGTGTGCCTCTATTTCATTTGCGGAGTGTCACATCTGAAACTATAAATGCCATTTTCAGCATGATACGATTAAATCACAAAGGAGGTGGCAATATGAACGAATTTAAAAAGGACGTATTACAGATGCTTTCACTCAAAAAGAATAAATGGATGGAGCTGAAGGGTAAGGAACAGGACGTGACTCAGGAGAATTTTGTTGATAGTGTCATCCTGACTATTGGATGGATTATGAATGATATTGAGAGATTAGAAGCGGAAGAATGAGTAAATGCGTTTGGTTAGATTTTTATAATACGCACACAAGACACAAAATACCTTACAAACCGCATAAACACTGTATGTCTTATTCTGCTTAGCAGCAGAGATTTAAAGCCGTGAAACACTTGGAAAAACTAAGGTTTACGGCTTTTTTCATGCGATTTTATGGGATTTATGGGAAAAAGTGAAACGTGCATAAATGCTGATAAAGTTGTATAAATTCAAATCTATAAGACACACGCAATACACAAATCAATAAGTCAACATTTCAAGATTTTGCCTCAGTTCATCCATGGTAATATGTGTATAGACTCTTTCCGTAATCGTGGATGGTGTATGTCCAAGTAAGAGCTGAAGAATGAGAGGGTCACAACCACATGAGCGCATCTGTGTTGTAAATGTATGTCGGCATTCATGTGCGGTATGCCCACAGAACGTCTTAAAAGCCTTATTTAGACCATCATGAGTATAGCCGTATAAATTACAACCAAAGGCTTTATAATCCTCAAATAAGGGCAATATGTGCGAATGAATAGGTATTTGACGGAGGCTTGATTTATTCTTGGCCTTCTGGATATCTATGCACTTATTCTCAATGTCAATCCACTCAGGATCAAGCTCTTTAAGTTCTTTTGTTCGCATACCTGAATAAAGCAACATCTTTACAATCTTTGACCACCATTCATCAACAGCCTCAAGGGAATGTATATCTTCCGCAGATAATACCTCTTTCTTTTTCCTGTTGGTGATAATGTTGGATTTTAAGTACCGGGATGGATCGTGGTCGATAAATTCCATCTTCATGGCATAATCAAAGACCTTGTGGCATACTGTCTTGATTTCGACCTGCTGTGTAGTGGTGCAAGAGTTGATACAGTTCTGCATCATGGGGGCCTTAATGCTCCTGATCGGCTTGTCTGCCAATGGTAACAAGTATTTATATGCCGCCTGATAGTTATTTCTGCGACCATCGGTGAAATCTTTGCTTGCCTCATCATAACATTGCTGAAAAGTCACAGTAAGGGCATTCAAATCAAACGGATTGTCATTATAATCCATCAGGGCCTTAAGTGCTTCGTTCCGGGTGGCATAATATCCGATATCCTTAAGAATCTGTCGGTTCTTCATTAAGTTTTCGTCAAATTCCCATCCAACAGTCACACGCACTCGCCATGGTTTTCTGCGATTGCCTGACATTTTATGGACAGAGCCTGTTCCATTGCCTAAACGCATTTATCATCCTCTTTCCTTAAGGGGCAATCCATCAATTGCTTGAGCAATCTGTTGTTGGTTGCCATCAATTCTGTGGTTGTGGCAAGTAAGGCATCAATTCTTTGGTCTTTTAACTCTATCTGATGCGACATAAATGCAAGAGAATCATTAAAATGCTTGGTTTCCTTTGTTAATTTATCAGCATATTTGACCTTTTCGTGCTCTTTTATGGTCTGAAGCTCTGCCTTTAAGTCTTTCACCATAGCGGCATATTCTTCTATAAGGTCTTTTTTGAAACGCAAGAGCAGGTCATTGGTTTGGCTTTCCGTCTTATCCAACAACAGGTTGCATAAGGGTATCAGGGTGGTTTCATATCTGAAGTTCGCCGGGTTCTCTTCTGATCCGTCTTTGAATATCCGCTGAATAGTGGATTCAGATATGGCACCTTCGCCATATTCATCGCAAACCATTTTGTAAACCTTCTTATAACTAAGGCTTTTCTTCTTATATACCTCTTTCAGGGCAAGTATTATTTCTGTTGTGTCGGTTAAATATTCCATGTATTCTCCTGTTCTATTTGTGAAACGTCATATTTGATACTGTTTTTTCGCTTATTTTCGATGTTATGATTCAGGAGTCCAATAGTTTGGACACCGAATACAAACATTTGTACTATTCTAACATCGAAAGGAGCATTGCTATGATAGAAATCGAAGATTTTATGCTATTATACCTTAATGCAAGCGAGGAAGTCAGACATCAGATTGCAGAAATTTTAAGTAGTTCTGAAGAGAAATCCTCTTTTCAGGAGGAAGATTCTCATACTGATTCATAATATTAAATGCTTCTTTCGCTGCCTCATTGATATCATTGGGCACAGCTTCAATTTCCATTGCAACATTTAGGCCCATAAGCCAGACAGGATTCACATTAAGTGCGTTTGATAAAACAATAAGCTTATCATCTTTTGGTTTGGCATAACCACTTCTATATTGGCTTATTGTGGCTTCACTTAATCCTGTTTTTTCAGATAGTTCAACAGGCTTCATATTCCTTATTGAAAGGGCCTCGTTAAATCTGTTTTTGAAATCCGATACTTTTTCAATCATTTACACACACCTCCACTAATATAGTACATAATTTGTGTATAGTTTTCAAGGCATTAAACGAATAGTTTAAAAAGATTAAAATTTATTATTGACATCATAGTTTCAAAATGTTAAAGTATACGCAGAAACAACATCTTGTATGAAAGGAGGGAAAATATGAATTTCAGGTACAATAAGTTGCGTGGTCGAATTGTCGAAAAATTTGGCTCACAATCCGAATTTTCTAAGGAAATTGGGCAATCCGAGCAGATTGTAACAGCTAAGCTTGCAGGCAGATCGTCATTCACTCAGGACAATATTATTAAGTGGAGTAAGGCACTTGATATTGACCAGAATGACATTGGCAGCTATTTTTTTGCCCAAATACTTTAAAATGGTTAAACTTTTAGGAGAAACCAATGAGAGTAAAAATCAAAGAAGCCGCAACAAGGTTAGGTATACCAGAGCAATCATTAAGATGTTGGATCACAAACGGCACCTGTCCATTTGGGGAAGTGCTGATTGATAAGAAGGGCCGCCATGGTCATCGAACGTACTACATCAATCGAGATCGCTTTGAGTTATACCTGACAGGCAAGCTGTAAGGAAGAGGGAAAGTATATGAGTGAAACAGCAAAGATGTATATATGGATGGCAATCGCATTGATTGATACATATATCATCATCAAAAACGAAATGAAGATAAGGAGAGGAATCGAGAATGAGCAGCGGAAACACAATTTACATCGTTAAAAAAGGTGATAGAGAGAGGGTAACACTCCCGGATTTGAAGAGCGCACAGGATTTGATGTATGCGCTGAACGTGCTGAATTGCTATGAGCAGATAGGCAAACAGGAGATAACAGGCAACAAGCAAGATCTTGTACTGTATGAGGTCGCATTCTTGGATAAGGCCATTAAGGTAGTAGGCCAGACAGATGCCGAAACAGTGTTGCATTGGATGCTTATGTATGGTTGCCACAAGGTCAGCATTGAGAAGTTAGAAGAGGAAGGCTATCAGGAATAGCAACAGGAGGAAAGTATATGCAGGTTATTTACAGAGTAGTTATATCAATCAGATATAATTCAGCGAATTTTGATTTTATTGATCCTGTCGCAGCTTGCAAATTTGCAGATGCCGCCAAAGTAAACAATACCGAGAGCGAGGATGGAAAGGTAAAGGTCTTTATTCAGCTTTTGAGTAAGGAAGAGATGGAGGGTAAGGATGCTTAGTATTTATGATATGCAGGCACTTACAAGGCTTGAGGAAAGATATCTTGATCCTGACTATGATCCATCCGGGTATTCAGCGGATAAAGATGAAGCCGAATTTGAAGAGGCAGATAGGAGGTATGCAGAAAGATGTTTGGATACAAAATGAGTAATAAAACATATCGTGAGCATGAAGGGGTAAGCAGATCGGAGTTGAACGTCATACTCACCAAGTCACCGATGCATTTCAAGTACGAACAGGAACACCACGAAGATGACACACCTGCCTTATTAGAGGGCAGAGCAGCGCACAAGTTAATATTGGAGCCTGAAACCTTTACGGAGGAATTTGCCATTTGTCCTGAGTGTGATCGCAGAACAAAGGAAGGCAAGGCTAAGTATGCCGAGTTCATTGAGCAGGCAGCAGGTAAGGATGTTATCACAGCCGAATCCATGGAAAAGATAAGCGAGATGGCAAAGGCCCTCAATCAGAATGAGGTTGCTGTTCGTTTTCTTCAGGGAGATCATGAGAAATCATTCTTCTGGACAGATGCCGAAACAGGCGAAAAGTGCAAGGTCAGACCTGATTGCATGACCGAGGTGGATGGAGTCAAGTACATAGTTGATTACAAGACCACAGAATCATGCGCTGACGGAGCTTTTGAAAGGTCAGTTAAGAAATACGGCTACAAGTTCCAAGCAGGTATGTACCGGGAAGGTGTATTTCAGAATACCTTTGAGGATTACAAGTTTGCATTTGTCGCACAGGAGAAAAAGGCACCTTACGCATCAAGGGTATATATCTGTAACGATGACTTTATCCGTGAAGGATATGAGGCATTCCGTGAAGCAATCGGCATCTATCATTGGTGCAAGACAAATGACAATTGGTTTGGATATCAGGGGCCTGAGAACATGACTACATTATTAGTCGGAGAGGGGGATATCGAATGAGTTTACCGAGTTGGGAAAAAGTCATTGATCCAAATTTCATCAATGCGGAATTGATTGGTGATGTGGGAGCAGAGAGAGTTGTCACTATTAAGGATATTGACCTTGCTGAGTGCTATGACGAAGCAACCAAGGCCAAGATACAGAAACAGACAGTGTTCTTTGAAGAATGCAAGCCGATGGTTCTGAACAAAACCAATGCAAAGACATTAAAAAGACTGTTTTCACCGAACAGTGACAATCCGGCAGATGCATTCGGACATAAGGTGATCCTGAAGGTTGAAAATGTCAAGGCATTTGGAAAAACCACAACAGGCATCCGAATCCATGAATATTCCGAAGAGAAGTGCCCGGTTTGTGGAAAAGCCATATTGCCATATGCAGGCAAGACAGTGGCAGAAATCAAGGAAATATCGCAGCGCAATCTGGGCAAGGTTATGTGTGGCGAGTGTATGAAGAATAAAGCAAGGGAGAAAGAAGATGGTAAATAAGATTATATTACAGGGAAGGTTCACAGCCGATCCGCAGCTTGAGAATAAAGGCGGCTTTGATATGTGCGAGTTCACAATCGCATGGTCGGATAAGTACAAGGATAAGGAAACACAGTGCTTTTTAAGGTGTAAGTCATGGAGAGAGCAGGCCAAGTTCGTGGAGCAGTATTTCTCCAAAGGTCAGGAATGCGTTATCGAGGGCAAGCTCCAGACGGAATCGTGGGAAAAGGATGGACAGAAGCAGAGCAGAGTTATCTGCAATGTTGAGCGCATCAACTTCTGCGGCCCCAAGTCAAACGGCAATTCAAATCAGAATCCCAAGGATGATAGCGAGTTCATGAATATTCCTGAAGGGTTTGGGGAAGAATTGCCCTTTGCATGATAATCGTTGACTCTCGTGAGCAAAAATGGGATCACATCCGGGCATACTTTGACCAACATGGTGTTGAGTATGTGGTTCAGAAGCTTGACGAGGGTGATTACTTCAACACAGAACAGCCACTAATCGTTATAGATCGGAAAGCAAATCTGCTTGAGATATGCGGCAATCTGTCAAGTGGCAAGGGCAATATCATCCGATTTGTCAATGAATGCAAAAGGGCCAAGGACAAGCACATTCGCTTTATCGTGCTGATTGAAGGCACAAATTGCCGAAGAACATCGGATTTGGCTACATGGAAGAGCAAATATTCCAAGCATACCGGGAAATGGTTGGCTGACAAGATGTTTGGCTTAACAGTGTCATACGATGTCGAGTGGCTTTTCTGTAAGAAGAATGAAACGGCAAAGAAGATTTTGGAATTATTGGGATATAAGGAGGGAAAGTATGAGGACACAGAATGAGAAGATTTTGAAGTATTTACAGACACACAAGCGAGGTCTTACCGCAATGCAGGCTCTGGAGAAGTTCGGCTGCATGAGATTGGCAAGCCGTATCAGCGATCTGAGGAAGATTGGGTACATTATCAGCCGAGAAATGATTGCGGTCAAGGACAGGGATGGTGATGTGCGGTATGTGGCTAATTACAAGTTGATGGAGTGAGCTTATGGCAGAGCCTTTTATAAAACTATATAAGAAGATGCTCAAATGGGAATGGTATGACGATACGAACACCAAGGTTCTTTTTCTGCATTGCCTGCTCCGAGCTAATTGGCAAGAAACAAATTGGCATGGTGTCACCCTTCAGCCGGGGCAATTTATAACAAGCCTTCCCAACCTTGCAAAAGAAACAGGTTTGAGTGTCAGACAGGTCAGAGTTTCAATAGATCACCTAAAAATGACAGGCGAAGTGACAGACAAAAGTTTCAATAAATTCCGCATAATTACTGTAGTTAAGTGGGATGACTATCAATCGGTTGACAGGCAAAATGACAGGCAAGTGACAGGCAAACGACAGGCAGATGACAGGCAAGTGACAGCAGATAAAGAATATAAAGAAATAAAGAATAATAAGAATATATATAGCAGCGCACCCAAACAATCTGCTGCCGATAAGGTTGGTGGCAATACGAGGAAATATTCCCATGAGTTTTTTGAGGAGTTGGAGAGGATAAACGAAGCGCAGTTTAGATAGGAGGGGTAAATGGACAAGGTATATGACGTTAAGGATCATCAAGTCTGCGAATGCTGTAAGTATTATTACTCATACACAGGCTGTTGCGGATACTATTTTGAGACAGGTCAAATTCGGACAGTGGCAAACGGCAAGAGAAGGCTGCCAAAGGGGAAATGCGACAAGTTCGTTAAGGGCAAAGCAGATACGGCGGCAAGGAAGGAGGCATTTTGCATTGGCAGGTTATGATTTGACAGCCTTAATCGGCACGGAAATAGAAGAGCATGAAACAGTTACGAAAGAGATCATGGGCAAAGCGGTGCGCAAAATCAAGTGGACAGTTATTGAGGCATATCCGCATTTTGTGAAGGCCATGAGGGTCACTGAGAATGGTGCGGAGATTTATACCACATTTAATACAGGCACACTCGTCACAATGGGTGCGATCCGGCAGAAGGGAGTGAGGTACATAGGATGAGTGAACGAGTATTACCTACACCGAAGAAGTGTTACAAGCAAACGGCATATCCGCTTATGAAGAGTGATGGCGAGGTAATCACAAGGGTCACATGGCCTACCTGCATCTACCTGAAGAATGGCAAGTGTCAGTTGAATGCCTGTGTTAAGAATACAAGGGGGTGAGAGAATGAAAGAGTGCGAAGATTGCGTAAATACAGACATAGCAGGTTGGGAAGTAGATAAAAAGACAGGGAATGCAAAGATAATTCTATGGTGTGAAAGATATAAAAGAATGTGTGAAGATATACAAGATTGCGCATATTTTGATGACGGAAAGGAGCAGAGCGAATGAGCGAAAAAACCGACATAATGGATAGATATTTTCGTGGTGAGTTTATAGACCGACAGGCGATTAAGGATGCCATAGCAGAAATGCAACACTTACATGATTTATATAAAGTCAACTTTCAAGGACATTCTATGAGTGTGGCAAAGGATTGTATAGATATTATCCGCAAACATACGGGGGTGAGGGAATGAAAAATAAAGGAGCAATAGCAATATTACGCAACATAAGTTTATGGAACATTATAAATGGCGATGAATATAATGCGTTAAAAATGGCGATTAAGGCACTTGAACGTGAACAAGATATTAAAACACTTGGGGAAGAAATGCGGATAATGCAAAAAGGAATTACGGATGAAAAGGTATTGCTTGGATTTAATATGGCTATTGCACTTTGCAACAAGCATATAGGGAAAGGAGCGAATGAATGAAACATGATGTATCAGACTTGAAACCGTGTCCGTTTTGCGGTGGCGAAGCAAGAGTTAAAAAAGCACCATGGGATAGAAGTGATGAAGGGTCAAGTGTGTGTGAAGTGTATTGCACAGAATGTCATGCAAGTATTTACGGAGAAACATTTAATTTCTATCAAGTAAAGTATGACAGTGATAACCCACAGGATCAGATAAGCGCCATAGAAAAGTGGAATAGACGGGCAGAAAGGAGCGATAATGAATGAAACTGATAATTGATATATCCGAAGGTGATTATAAGTGGATTAAAGACCATGTAATGACCGTAAATGAACAAAGGATAGCAAACGGCATACCACTTGATGATTTAAGAGCCGAGATAGATGCCATCTATAAAGAGGATATGGAATGTGACGGATGCTCTGATATGGGAATGGTATTAGATATTATCGACAAGTATAAAGGAGAACAGGATGAAAACGAACATAAGTAAATACTTAGGCTTACACATGAATGCCTTACTATTCGGCAACAACAGAGCTTGGGGCCATGTTCCTGATCCACCAGAGCCTGAGCCAATTGATGAAGATACACCGATGGTTGGCGATTGGATCATCTGCAAGAGCCGGGAAGATATGCTGAGTACGATGCATGATTTAATCATGGATGGTGTCGAAACAGAGCTGCGTACCGAACGGCATGGCGAAAAAGGCTTATGGTTGGAGGTGATTAAGGTTGATAGCTAAAGTGATTGGTTTATTTGCTTTGGTAGCCCTGATGTTTGTGTTCGGATATATTGCCGGGAGGTGCGAATGATGAACGATGAGATGTATGACCTTTACAAGAGGGATGCGGATTTTAAGGAATATGTTGATAAATGGTGCAAGAATCACGATCTTGGCCTGTTTGAAGCACTGAGCCTTAATCTGCTTCAGGAATATGTGAAATATGTTAAGGAGGGGAAGAAGTGAGCAAAATACTTATTGGCACACCTTTTAAGGATGGGGCACAGGATGCATTTATCAAGTCATTGGTTGACATGGTTCTATATACTCAGGCAAGGGGTCACGAGATTGTATTTACCAATGAGCATGGTGGCTTATACGATGCCAGAGATCGAGTGTGCAAGAGGGTGATCCGGGAACACTTCGACTATATGCTTCAGCTTGACAGTGATGTAACATTTCCTCCTGATGCGCTGTGTAAGATGCTTGAGAGGGATGTGGATGTGATTACAGGTGTATATGTGGGCAAAGAGATTAACCACAAGCCTGTATTATTTACAGAGCTTCACAAGGATGATGAGAATTGTGGGCCTTATGCTCGTAAGCATGGCATGAGGGAGCTGATGAAGAAGGATTTATTTGAGGTTGCAGGCTGCGGCGCAGGTTTTCTTCTGGTCAAGGAACACATCATCCGCATTATGATGATACACAAGCACGAATGGTTCAAACCTTATGAGGGATTGGGTGAGGATGTTTCTTTCTGTCAGAGATGCACGGAGCTTGGCATCAAGATATGGGCAGACAATTCATTTCCCATGGGCCATATCAAGTACATCGAGTACACAGTTGATGATTGGACAAAGGTTGAGGATGAGGATATAGATGACAAACTATTGGGAGGTAAATAATGAGTAAGTACAGGACATTATCCGAGAATAATCAATACTATCTGCCCAAGCACACATACCTTGCCTGCATTCATTATGCATTACAATACCGTGATTGGCAGGCCATGTTGTCAGCAGATAGGGATACTCGTGGTGCTATCCGCTATGATAAGGATCGCATACAGACATCAGGAGATTATGACAGCACCTCCGACACAGCCATGAAGATGGTTGAAATCAAAGAGAAGTGTGACATGATTGATGAATGCATCGGCATTGCGTGTGATGGTTCCAATATTGACCGATGGCTTAAGCTTGGTGTGTGCTATGGTTTCGCATTCTTTCAGCTTGAACAGGATGGCATTCCATGTGGCAAGGATATGTATTACAAAATACGGCAGCGATTCTATTTTGAATTAGCAAAGAAAATTTAACTATATGCCGTAATCAGAGGACACAACCATGGTTATTAAATGGTAATGTAAAAAACTATGAATAATTGACCGCAGGATTTCCTGTGGTCTTTTATTATTCACTACTTCTGCCGGGGAGCGGTTTAATGCCGTTCCCTTGTGGAATAGATGAGGATTATTTATGCCCACCACCAAGAAGCCAAGGAGTGTTGCCCGGCCCGATCAAAACGGCCCCCACCGCAAACAATACCTCCTGAACAAGCGAAAAATTTTAGCCACCCAATCCATCTGTGGAATCTGTGGTAAGCCAATTGATATGCAGCTGAAGTATCCTGATCCGCTCTCTCCTTGTGTGGATCACATAATTCCTGTTGCAAAAGGTGGTCATCCAAGCGACATAAGTAATATGCAGATAGCTCATTGGCAATGTAATCGAGCAAAATCAGATAAACTTATTGGCACAGAGCAAGACTTCAAGGAGAAAAGGGAGAAAGCCAAAGTGATCGGCAACAGAAATCTTCCTTTATCAGTTGATTGGGCTGCGTTTTGACAGCAATGGGGGGTATTCCCCTCCACACTCCCCCGCTCGGCGC